GTCTTGACGGGGTGTTCTTTTGCCCAGTAAATTACGCGGTCAATATGCGTTTCGATTGTGTCTATGTCGGTATTTGTCATTGCGGATGTAGCAAGCCAGCAACGGTGCCTCAGTCCATCGTACAGAGGGCAGGCCGCGCACCCGTCCTTTCCGAGAATCATCGTTCGGCACATGCGAATGCGTGCCTTTTCGTACTCTAATGCGTCCATCACTCATCAACCTCTTCGTTCCAGTATTTGTATCTGCACTTCTCGCACATTTCTTCAGATGGCACGCTTACCTCGCACGCCTTCTTTTTGTCAAAATGCGCAGTGCAAAAAGTGGTTGTAATACTGTACATGTTCGCATTCGGGAACATTTTTTGAAATTCACTTTTTCGTGTTTTTACGGGGTGGCCTTTTGCCCATTGTTCAACGATGCTTTTAACTTTGGAAGCCTTCTCATCTGTGATGTGCAATAGTACATCACAAACACTTCCCATTTCGCTGAAATTATTATATAGAGGGCATTTTTCACACATTTCACCACTGTAACACATGCGCTTCATTGATTTGTAAAATTCAACTGCGTCCATAGTCTTACTCCTTATCCAGCCCGCGGGCTACATACTGCCCATAGGTCAGGCCAAGGGCGGCGGCTTCGCGGGTACATTGCTCAATGGGCTTTATGGTTTTCTTCGGGCAGGGATGCGCAGCGGGTTTCTTGCTTTTTTTCAAAACACCGGCATCCCTGCGGCGCTGGTAGGACGCCTGCGCGCTCTTGATATTGCGCTTGCGGATGCAGGAATCGCAATAGCGCTTTGAGGGCTGGACATCCCACATGATTTTCCCGCAGGTCTTGCAGAATTTTGTTGTGGTCATAGCGGCTCCTTTGTTTTGGGTGCTTCAATGCCGATGCTTTGCAGAGTTACCTGCGCCCAGAGGTCGGCAAGCTGGTCATTGCGGTACTCATTGTATTTATCAGCAACGGGGCCTGTCATTGCATCCTGAATCCGTTTCAGGGTGCGTGGAGAAAGACCGACCTGATAGCACGCCAGCAGACACAGATAGGTGGCGCGGGTGGCAATGTCGTTGTGCTCTTTCATGACAGCTTCCTGCGCACGGCTCTGGATGCCCTGAATTTTAGATTCTGCATAAGCATCTATGGCTTTTTGCATGGCCGGGGTGGGATGAAGTCTGGCTTTCATGGGTTCACTTCCTCTAATGTTAAACTTACTTTGTATGTTCCCTTTAAGACTGATACAATAGCAGCCAGCGTTTCAGCCGTGTATACGCCTTCAACCCGCTGCACGATTTTTTCGCTTTTTGCTTGGGATTTTTCATTTTTTTGTACATCGTCATGTGCCTTTTTAAAATCCATTGCTGCGGGCGACAAGTTTTCGATATAATACTTGATTTTTTTTACACCGGCGGCATTCGGCGTCGTATTACCATTTATCCAGTAGTACAAAGAGGCTTTATTTACCCGAATGCGTTTCGCCATTTCCTGATATGATATGCCCTCATCTAACATGTCATCCTTTACGGACTCTATCAAGGACGCAATGCGTTCGTTTCGTCTCTTTCCTTTATACAAATCCATTCCCTTAAAAAGCCATCCTTTGTCTACGCCAAGCGCCTTTGCTAATGGGTCGGCCTTGTCAGCGCGGATTTCACTTCTGTTTCTGAGTGAATATGAAATATAATCGGTGTTTGCGCCCATTTCATAGCTGATAGCGTTTCTGGTCTTCCCGCTGTTTTTGACAGCCCATTCCAGCCGCTCCCAGAAATCCGGTAAATCCGGCAGTTCCGGCTCCGGCGGCGGGGTGGGCGGCTGCTTTTCCTCCGTCTTGGGCAGACCCAGCAGCCAGCCGACGGTAACGCCCATACTGGAAGCCCCTGCAATACGGTTTGCGTTGTAGGCGCTGAGTGTCTTTGCCTTGCCGCTGCACAGCTGGCCTAAGTAGCTGCCACTGATGCCGGTACGCTGGGAGAACTGGCTTAAATTCATAGTGCCCATCGCATACTTGACACGTCCCGCCACGCTTGGCAGGTTGGGCAAAACAAGGGTCTGGCAGGGGCCGTCTTTTTTGTGATTTTCCGCTTCGCTTGCAGTGCGTGTTGGTGAAATTGGTGTGCGATGTGCGGCCTTGGCCTGTTCTTGCATGGATTGCTGGTACTCATAAACTTCATCTGTCATGTTGTCACATCCTCCATTTCTTCAATGAAAATTTCGGTGCGGGGGTTGGATTTGTCGTACATCACACGGGAGCCGTCCACGCTGGCAATGATGGTGTTATTGTCGTCTGCAAGGATTTTGGCGGCGACAAGGGTGTCATGGGCAGCTTCCATCAAGTTCGTGAGGTCTACTTTGCGGCGCGTCGGCATATAGAATACCGTGGCGACGCGGTAGCGGCCCGACAGCGGGGCTTTCGGCTTTGGGGCGAGATACCACATGGCGGCCTGTTCGTACTTCTTGTACTGCCTGCTGGGGGCAATGAACGGCTTTCCGGTGCGGTGGTTGGTAAGTATCTGCTGGGAGTTCTTTTTGGTAATAGGGGGCAGGGAGATGATGTATTTTTGGATCACGGTGCTATCTCCTTTACTTTCGCGTAGTACTTCTCGCTGTACTATATATCCGGCAGGCGAGGATTTTGGGTGTATCCTGCGGTGCGCAGGGCGGCTTCAGCGTTCCAGCGCGTGGAATACAGGCGCTTGGAGTGGGTGATGTCGCCGGTAGAGCGGGAATAGGTGATGATTTCAAACTTTGGCATGCAGCTTCAACGCCTCCTGCGTATTTACCTCGTCGCGTTGGATTTTCTGATAAAGCGGTGTGTCAAAGTGCAGGCACGCATGACAGGTGCGAGCAAACAGAACGTCAAACGATTCGATTTTGTGCGGGAGAAATTTCTCTGCCGCCGTGCGCAGTTCGGCAACGGTGGGCGGGAATTTCAGTGTGGCGGCCAGATTTGCCGCGCCGCTCTTGGCCGCTTGCAAGGGGACATCTTTCAGTGCTGTGGCCCAGGCTTTTGTCATTTCGTCCGGGTCTTTTCCGCGCATGAGGTTTGCCCAGTAGTTGGTGCAGGACAGCAGAAAGACGGCAGTTTCCTGTTCAGTCATCGGTGGTCACTCCTTTCGCGAGCTGCTTTAATCGCTCCATTGCGGCTGCGGCGTCTGTCTGGCGTGGCGTAGTGCGGGTCGCTTTAGCACTGTCGCGCTTTGCCTTGAAAGCTTCCACAGTGTAGATTCCTTCCTGCTCACAGCGTGCCAGGATTTGGGATATGTAACTCCAACGCCGGGAGTTATGAACGGCGGCTTCTTCTATTGCCTGACAGATGATGGCGGCTGGAAATTTTTGCAGGGCCGCTTTGATTTCATCGGATACAGCGCGGGGGATGGAACCACAGTTCTGTTCATAGCACTGAATGCAGTCGGATAAATCCTGGTTATACAGGTCACACCCGGCGCCGCTGGCAGCAGTAGTAGCTATATATTCTTTACTTCTTACCTTCTTAGTATTAGAGGGTTTGTCGCTCGTTTGTCGCTCGTTTGTCGCTCGTTTGTCGCTTTGTTTGTCGCAAGCCTGATAATCAGCGTAATTATTTATCGTGTAGACGGTAAATTTCGACGTTGATTTCTTTGTTACTTCGTTTGTTGAAATCAACTTGGACAAAGCGGTTCGGATTTGTTGCGTTGTTAGCCCGAGTTTGACTTCCATTTCCTTTACAGTGGTAACAACTTGACCACGTTCCAAAGGAATGCCGCGATAGAACTTGTCTTCGTAGCTGGCAATTAGAAGAAGGTGAATGAACACATCTTTGGTGGGGCCATCATCATACCAGCCCCATTCGAGCATTTTTCTGTATAGCTTGATGAATCCCTCGTTAGCCATTTTTCAACACTCCATATAATATTCAGCGACGCGGCACAGTCTGCCGTAGCGGTTGCGGCGCTGCACCATGCGGGATGCCACCGGGACACCCCGGCGCTTTAGGTCTGTGATGCGGGAGGCAAGGCGACTGCATCCGAAGTCCTCGAGCGCGTCCAGCGCGGTCAATGTGCCGCCGGATTCCAGCACGGCTAAAATCTGGTCAAGCTGGCTCGGCTGCTTTCTTTCATTCGTTCTTTCTTTCATGACGCGCACCTCCTAGAACGGCAAATCCCCCTCATCCTCAATGAGGGCATAGTCGTCAGACTGGCCGGAAGAATAGGAAACATCGGGCATGCCCTGCGTGCGCTGTAAGGGGGCTGCGGGGCGCTGTGCGGCGTTCTGCGTGGCGAGGCTGGTACTTTCCTTGCTGCCGCAGAAACTCACGTTCTGAGCCACGATTTCAACGGCTGTGCGGTTCTGACCGTTCTTGTCCTGATACTGGCGCGTCTGCAAGCGGCCATCAATGGCAATGAGGGCACCTTTTGGGAAGTATTTGCAGATGAACTCTGCGGTCTTGCCCCAGGCGGTGACATCGAGCCAGTTCGTCTGGCTCTGGCCGCTGGCATCCTTATAGCCGGAATCGTTCGCGATGCGGAATGAACAGACGGACTTACCGCTGTTCGTGGTTTTGAGTTCCGGCGATGCGGCAAGTCTTCCGATGATAGCAACAACATTCAACATAGGTTAG